GCTCGCGCGACTGGCGCGCGGCAACTCCGAGCGGCGCAATCTGCAACTCGAAGGCGTCACCGCCTTTCGGGCTGGCAGCCTCTCCGAGACCTACGCGACCGGCAAAACCGGACGTAGCGCGACGCCCAAGGGGCTGATGAGCATCGAAGCGCGCGAGCTGCTGGTGCCCTATCTCGGTGGATCGGTGCCCATCCGATGAGCGGCCTGGTCACGGCCTACGCCAACCAGACGATCGTCTGGAAACATCGCAGCGGCCCCGACCGCCACGGCGATGCTGTCTATGTCACGTCCTCGATCAAAGGTCGCTGGGAATCGAAGCACCGACTGATTCGCATGCCGGACGGCAAAGAGATCGCATCAAGCGGCCTCTGCATCACCGAGGCGGCCGTCGAAGTCGATGACATGCTCACCGCGCCCAACGGGCGCGTCTATGTCGTGTTGTCCGTGTCAATCATCCCCGGTCTCAATGGCACCGAACTGCATCGTGAGGTGATGGTATGAGCACAACCACGCTCGAAGGGCTGGCTGAACTCGAACGCGAGCTCGAACGCCGGCTGCGTAACGTGCAACTGGCATCGCCCAAGGCCATGACCGATGTCGTCTTCGACCTACTCGGCAAGAGCGTGGCGCTGGCGCCGGTCGATCTGGGCGACTTGCGCGGTTCGGGGCATGCCAACGTCAACGATGCCACCATTGCGACCGGAACGGCCAACGGCGGCACGAGCGGCGCCGGTTCGCCCGGTGCGGACCGGGGCGGCAAGACCACCGGCGAAGTCGCCTTCAGCGAGCCGTACGCCGTGATCCAGCACGAAACGCTTACTTTCAAGCATCCCAAGGGCGGCGAGGCCAAGTATCTCGAAAAGCCGCTGGCCGCCAATATGAACAAGTACGTCGATCGCCTGACCGGCAAGCTGTCGGATGCCGCGCAAGGCAAAGGCTCATGACGGCGGCGGATATCGCGGACTGGCTCGCCACAGAACTCGCACGTACGCTCGGTGTGGACCTCTTCGACACGGCGCTGCCCGACGACGTGGATGAGGCGCTGGTCGTACGCGACTACGCCGGCGCACCGCCCGCGTTCGAGCATAACCAGCAAGCGCCGGTCCTGAACTATCCCCGCGTGCAGATCGAGGCGCGCAATCCCAGTGTCGCCAATGCCTATATCGACGCCGAAAGCGCCTATGCCACGCTCAACACGCTCCGGAACGTCGATATCAACGGCAAACGCTATAGCGCACAGGCGCTGCAATACCCGTTCTGGCTCCGACAGGATGGCCAGAATCGACACTATGTCGTCTTCAATGTCGCGCTCACCGTTGCCGGGTAGACGCGAGAAAGGATCACCATGGCTGCAACAGCCCTCACGCCGATCGATGTCCCGGCCGATTATGCGACGGCGGGCGTTACCCTGACCTTCACGGCGGCCGATGCCGTGAATGGCAACTCGTTCATCGCGACCGGTCGCGAGATTCTACTGGCGCAGAACACCGATGCCTCATCGGCCACGGTGACGGTCACGAGCCATGCCGACGCGGCTGGACGCACCGGCGATATCACGGCCGATACCATCCCGGCCAGCGGTTTCCGGCTCTATCAGCAGTTCCCGAAAAGCGGCTGGGCTGATCCCGCCACCGGCAAGGTCGTGGTGACGGCTTCGGCCGCCACGGTCAAGTTTGCCGTCTTGCGCGTCAAACCCTAACCCCTGACCTCAGACAACCTAGCTCGTGATTGAGCGGCCCTGAGCGGCCGTTTTTGCATGCCAGCGAACAGGAGTACTCAGCATGGCTGAACCGATTTTCGCACAGGGCACCGCCCTGCAAATGTCGGACACCGATTCCAACTACACGACGATCGCCCATGTGGGTGATTTCCCGTTTCCCGATGGCCAGCGTGACCTCATCGAGGTGACGGACCATGACAGCCCGTCCGGCTTCGAAGAGCACATTCTCGGACTCACGCGAACCGGCGAAATCGCCTTCAAAGTCTGGTATATCCCGAGCGACCCGACGCATGACGACAGCACCGGCCTCATCGCCGCGCGCGATGCCGGCACGCTCAAGTACTTCCAGATCGTCATGACCGATGCCGACTCGACCATCTGGAAGTTTCAGGGCCGCGTGCGCCGCTTCATGCCGAACGCGCCGGTCAACGGTGCCTATCAGGCGGATGTCTCGATCAAGCCGAGCGGCGCCACTACGTACGCCTAGTCTAGAGGAGGGGATTTATGGCACTTCCGGCAACCCCGCGACCAATCGAACTGGTATCGATCGTTCTCGACAAGCCGCGCACCCTACGGCTCGATTTCAACGCCCTGCGGCGCGCCGAAACCATCAACAAGCGCAACTACATGAAGGGCGAATCCTGGCAGGATCTCAGCATCTCGGACATGACCGTCCTCGTGTGGGCTGGCCTGCTTCATGAGGATCCCAAGCTCACCCTGGATGCCGTCGGTGCTGAGATCCACGGCGGCAACCTTGAGTATGTCGGTGCGTGCCTGATGCAGGCGCAAAGCGCATCCTCGCCTGGGCCCGATGAAGGGGCGACGGCCGCAGACCCTTTGCCGCCCAACGTGACCCGCTTACGTGGCTCGATCTCTGGTCCATCGGACGCTACGACCTAGGTCTAAGCGAAGCCGAGTTCTGGGCGCTCACGCCGCGCGAGTTTCATGCGCTAGTCACGCGCATCGAGCACCGGCGGCATGAAGCGGACTATCGGGCCGGTCTGATCGCGTCGGTCATCGCCAACGCCAACCGGGCACAGCATGCGCGACCGCTCAGCCCACACGACTTCTTCCCTGACCTGAAAGCCAAAGCGCGACCGCAAACCGTCGAAGAAAAGGCCGCCATCGTCCGGCAACTGGCCAGACACTTCGGCGGCGAGCTGAGCACCAAGCACACCCGAGGGGAGGTCTAGCGCCTCCCCTCTTCATATCTGCGAGGTATCGATGGATCTGCCAGGACTGAGCGTCAAGTTCGGTATGGATCATTCCGGCTTCGATTCCGGCGTGAGCCATATCAAGCAATCAGCGGCCGGTCTCGGCAGCACCTTTTCCGGCATGGGTTCAGTCCTGTCAAGTGCGCTCAGCACGGCGGCCGGCTTCGTCATCGCACAGGAAGGCATGAAGGCCGTTGGAGCCGCCGCCAACTTCGCGAAACAGTCCATTTTCGGCCTGAATGACAACCTCCAACAGCTCACGATCGGCTTTACCACTATTCTGGGCAGCGCCAGTGCGGCGAATGACATGCTCCAACAGTTGGGGCAGTTTGCCGCCACGACGCCCTTTGAGTTCCTGGATGTCAGCCGACAGGCCAACTCCCTCCTCAGCATGGGCTTCGCGGCGAAAGAAGTGATCCCGCTTTTAACCGATATCGGGAACGTGGCCGCCGCCTATGGGGCCGGTTCTGAAGGCATCGAACGTATTACGCGCGCGCTCACGCAGATGAACGCCGCGACCATCGTTCATACCCAGGATCTGAACCAGTTGATCCAGGTGGGCGTGCCGGCCTGGCAGATCCTCGCCGATGCCACCGGCAAGAGCACCGGCGAAGTCATGAAGATGGTCGAGCAGGGGCAGATCGCCTCGGATGTCTTTATCAAGGCATTTGATACGTTCTCGCGGGCCAACTTCGGCAACATGATGGAAGAGCAGTCGCACACGTTTTCGGGTGCGATGTCCAATATTCATGACGTGCTCCAGAAGGGCCTTGCGCAAAGCTTTCGACCCTTTTTCGATGAGGTCGCGAAGGATGCCGATAAGTTCGCGCAGCTTCTTCAGACGCAAAAGTTTCAGGATTTCGTCAACAAGGTACAGACCGGCTCGGCTCAAATCGTATCCAGCCTGAAGAGCATCTTCCAGAACGTTCGCGACGACGGGCTCGTCACCACGTTGAGCCACGCCCAGCAGACGCTCGATACCTTCGCCAGCAACCTGTTTACGGCCGGCTGGAATGCCATGGTCACCTACGCGCAGGGCATGGCCGCCGGCGCGCGCGAAACGCTCGAAGGCACGATCCATGGCATTACGCAGACGGTCGCGGACTATTTCGTCGGCAACAGCCCGCCGCCGAAAGGACCGCTTTCGACGATTGATACCGGCGGCGCCAATGTCGGCAAAGCCTGGGTCAAGGGGCTCGGTGAAGGCTTCGCCGGCGTCACGGCCGTGGCCGAAAAGGCGGCGTCTGTCTTCGGCGTGCTCAATCTGAGCATGACGCTGCCCGATGGCCAGGCCGAACTCGCCAAGGCGAAAGACGACCTCGACGGCTTGACGCAGGCCGGCAAGGACGTAGACGCGCAAATCAAGATCATCGATCACGCGCTGGCCAATCTTCAGGACGAAGCCTACGAT